ATTAAATTGTAGTGTATCATTTAAACCGATTCACGACTTTGCACCGCAAACAGGATTACATCATTATTTTACAAATCCAAAACCTAAAGGAGGAGCTAAATCCTTTTTTTAAGATATAAGAAATGGCTAATAGATATAGAGATATAAAACAAAGTACAACCTCAGACGGAGTAACCTATATTGTTAATGCAATATATCCACAGGTTCCTTTATCGGAAGAGGACTTCTATGTTATTTCAACAGGAGGAGATAGGTATGATATTCTAGCACAACAGTTCTACGGAGACCATACCCTTTGGTGGATTATAGCAGCAGCTAATAATTCAGAAAGAGCATCTCTAGTAGTAGAGCCAGGAATACAGCTAAGAATCCCAGCTAATAAAGATAGTATTTTAGAACTATACAGACAGGTTAACAAGACACGATAATGGCAGGAGGAATAGGAAGCCCAGTTTCAGAAGAAGTAGCAGCTCAAATTGCTGCTAGAAAATCGATTATTTCAAAAAAGACAGGTAGAACATCTGACGACCTCCTATACATGAATTCTAAAACAGGGTGGATTAAATTATCCTCTTCTGTAAATACTCTTACACCAGCACAAGTAGCATCTTTACGAGCAGGAACAGATCCTGCTACAATTAACGGAGATCCGACACTAGCAGGGTACAACATCCTTATGGGAGGAGTTCTTAGACCAGATAGAGGATTAAGACAGGGTATAGATACTTCTGGAGACTATAACGAAAACGCAGCATACAATAACAGGAAAGCAAGTACAGGTATAAGACCTATGCCAGGTATTACAGGTATGACTGTTAAATCAAAAAACACTTACGGTACATTAAGAGAAGCAGAAGTAAAATTCTCAGTATGGACTTTAGAGGATTTTGAGATAATGGAACAGGTTTACCTTAGACCAGGTTTTACAGCTATGTTAGAATGGGGACATTCAATGTATGTAGATAATAAAGGAGCACTTAGTACAGAAATACAAAATGTAGGTAATAAGTTCTTCAACCCTAATATAACAATGTCACAAGTTCTTAAAGAGATAAGTGATATAAGAAAGAAGTCTGCCTACAATTATGAAGGTATGATAGGTTATATTAAGAACTTCTCTTGGAGTTATAATCCAAGTGGAGGATATGACTGTAGCGTAAGTATTATATCTACAGGAGAAATTCTAGAATCACTTCAGATAAGATTTGACCCAGCACAAAGAGGTGCGATATTAGACGATAAAGAATCGGAGGAAGGAAAAGAGCAACGTAAAAGTATCTATCATTTTATTATTAATAAAATGTCAAAGATTATTAACGTATCTTTTGGAACACCTACATTAAAAGAGCAGATAGGAACTCCAGCAGATAGTCTAGCACAAGACCACCTAATATACTTCCAGCCGGTAGTATTAGATGATAGTTGGTTTTGGGATACAGACACTCCAATGCATTGGATATCTCTTAGACTGTACTTAGACATATTTAACAGTTTAATAAGTCCGGTAGACACTTCTAAACCTAAAGGATCATCAGATAGAACACTTACTAGGTTTAATACAGATTACGCAAAGTCAAGTAAGTATTTAACAAGTCCTGAACACTTTTCAGTTGACCCAACTGTCTGTGTTAAAGCAGCTCCAGCTGAACTTACTACAGGAGATATCATCTCAGTAACAAGTCCACAGACAGGATTTGCTCCAAAAGGAGATATAGAAGATGTACTTAATATTTACATATCTACTCCATACCTAAAAACAGTATTAGATGGTGCTTTAGATGAGCATGGAAAATTAAATAAGAGTTTCCACGATATTACAGAAACTATTCTAGAGGGTATAAATAATGCCTTTGGAGGAATAAACGACTTAGGACTAGCATACAATGACGAAGATGAAGGCGGTACTTGGTATATAATTGATAGAAACAATACTCCGGAAAGTATGGTTAATCATCCTACCTTTACTTTAGCAGGAATCGAAAGCGTATTTACAGACGTATCTATCAGTAGTAAAATCTCTAACGAAATAGCATCTCAAATATCTATTGCAGCACAAGGAAGTGCATCAGGTACAGGAGAGTACGTTGAAAATATATTACGATGGAATCCAAATGTAATAGATAGGTTAAAGACTATTAAGACTACTGTCGATAAAGGATCTGAAACAGCAGCAGCCGATGCAAAGAAAGAGCAGGAAGAAAGAACAGCAGACTGGATTGAAGATGTAATTGAAGTATTTGATCACTTTAATTCTAATAGTGGATACAAGAAAGAGGACATGGAGGCTATCAAGACCATGCATGCTGAATGGACTGTAGAAAATGTAGTAAAGAAGTATCGAACTCAAAATAAAGCTCCACTGCCAGGACTTGTTCCTGTAGAATTATCGTTTAAATTAGACGGAATAGGTGGCATTATCATAGGACAGGCATTTAAGATAGGAGCAGGTATTCTTCCAAGTAAGTATCAAGATAAGTTTGGATATATTATAACAGGTCTTGAACACATTATCGGTACAAATAATAGATGGGAAACCTCAGTTACTACTCAATTCTACTCAATAGAACTTCCTACCGATGCAGAAGTACAGGCAGCAGGAGAAAAGCCTAAGTTGTCAAAAAGAGGAGAAGCTAATAGAGAGTTAAATCGAAAAAGACATTCAAACCCAAGTACTACTAAAGGAGGTACTTCGAGAGTTATAGAAGGAGTAACCTATAAGAACGGACAACTACCAGAAGATAAATTAAGATATATTGATAACTGGAAAGATTATAAAGGGGCTGTTCAAAGTGATGGCGGTAGATTAAGGTTGTATGTAACAGCTTCTAGAGCATTAGATAAGTTACTTGTAGCAGCACAAGCTAATAAAGAAAACGGAAAACCAAAACCAATTAAGTTTAAGATCAATGCATGTTATAGAACGTTTGCAGATCAACAAAGAGTAAAAGACCAGTACGGCAGTAACGCTGCAACACCAGGTACCTCTAATCATGGATTTGGTTTAGCAGTAGATTTTGCATACGGATCAGGTGCAAAACTAACACCAGGAACAGCTCAGTATAAGTGGTTAGAGCAGAATGCTGCTACTTACGGATTTAAACGACTACCATGGAACCCAAGCAAGCCAGAATCATGGGAAGCTTGGCACTGGGAGTATCAAATTTAATAAGAAATGGCAACAATAGAAGTAAAGAAGTTCACATTTACTGCAACTAAGGTTGCAGCCACTCGTCAAGAGTATATAAAGACAGATGAGAAACTTACCTTTAATAAAGATACCGGATTATATACAGCTACAGTTACAGCAGCAGTAACCGGAAAAGAATACACAGGCACAGGAATTAGCAGTAACCCAGGAGAAGCACAACAAGCTGCAAAGGATGACGTAGTTGCAAAGGTATCAGAAACTGATAGCGGGACTATAACAGTATCTAGTTATGGAGATGGAGTTTTTATTCGAGACGATAGATACCTTGCACCACAGTTTACTTTAGAGTCAGCAACACAGACAGCAGAAAGTAATACTCTTTTTGGAATACGCAATGCTGCAGGTGATCTTTTCGTACAAGCACAAAACACACCCTCACCAGCACCGCCTTCAAAACCTATTCCTACAGCACCAGAATCAAAAGGAGTTTACTATCCTAAAGCAAAGTATACAGAACCAAAATCAGCTGCACCAGGAGAATTTGTAATTAAAAGTACTCAAGATACTTATAAAGGTATTTATGTGAAGACTTTTGACAACAAGTATTATGGAGGAACCTCTCCACTAGATACAGGGGTAGAGTTAGAAAAAGTAAAAGAACCTCAAGCAGGACTTGACGAAGGTCGTCCTAACTACTTTGGAATACTGGCAGAATCAGCAGGTGGACTTTTTAAAAGAATACTTAGCAAATCAGAAAAGAGTAAAGGAGTAGCTAAGAGGTATTTTGTACAAGATAAAAATACTAATAAAATAGTAGAGACAGACAGAACTAATTTCTTGCAAACACAAAAACAAGTAATGAGTAGACGTTTTGCAGAAGTAGACTGGATAGTAAAAGGACCTGCAGAGGATAAGATGTTCGGACAATACAAGTATGAAGGAGCTGAAAGTAAAAACAAAAAAGCAATCCAAGCTTTAGAAAAACAAATACCAGGTATTTCTACTTTTGTAACAGACTACAAGTACCTAGTTGAAGAGCCAGTAAGAACAACTCAGCAATCCCTGACTAGAGAAACAGTAGTAGAAAGAGACGAGGATGTAACCTTAGAGAACTCTCGAAAGGCAAATTTCGATACTAGAAAATAAAAAAAGAAAGGCTTGTTTTAACAGGCCTTTTTTCTTATATTAGGTTAAAGGTTATAGCAAATGTTTTATATAGTAGAGTCAGATCAGCAAATTGATCAATTAACAAGTTATCGAGAGCAAGGAGCTTACATAGAGGTTATATCCTCTAATGATAGTTACCACCCTATCCTCACATATACTGTAGCAGTTTATATTCGTCCACTAAAAGAGGTGGAAGGCTTTATTATTCCAATCAATCATACAGAAGGACTTAACGTATCAAAAGAACGTGTCTACGAGCTGTTAAAACAGTTCACAACACTTTATACATATGACAAGAAAGACCTTCTATATCACTTTGTATTACCGGAGGTTATAGATATCTCCTTACTAAATACAATGACAAATTATGATAGAAAGGATCTTCCAAGAACTAACTCTACCTACAACTGGTACTACAGTAGGATGTCGGAGTATAGTGAATTAAATTCTATAGTTCCTATTACCAAACTCTATGAGAAGTGTGAAGAGAACTATAAACATCTATATTGCATATTGCAATACGCAATACCAAATGGATTTAACTTCTACAATAAGACTGCAACTTCGGTATTTTATATGATTGAAAAAACAGGGTTAAGAATTATTTACGATCCGTTTATAGAATTATTTAAACCAAACAATGTAGCATATAGTATTCAAGATAATATCGTATATACTTATTACAACTTAAATAATATTACCTCTCGTCCAACAAATGCATTCAACTCAGTCAACTTTGCAGCAATACCAAAAGCACCTGAGTTTAGAAAAGCAATAATACCTCAGAATGATTATTTTGTAGAGTTTGACTTTGATGGATACCATTTAAGGTTGTTATGTGAGCAAATAGGATATCCGTTAACAGAAGAATCAGCTCACATCCAATTGGCCAGACTTTACTTCGGAAAAGAAGAGATTACAGACGAAGAGTATACAAAAGCAAAACAAACCAACTTCCATGCCATATATGGAAAGATACCTCCAGAGTATGCTTTCTTAGAAGTCTTCGATAAGATAGAGAAGTATATTAGTAGTCTTTGGAAGCAGTTTACAGAACAAGGGTACGTAGAAGATCCGATATCAGGAAAGAGGTTCACAAAAGCATTACCGGATATGCATCCACAAAAACTTATGAACTATATGATGCAGTCTTTGGAGACCTCAAGAAATATTCTTATATTAAAAGATGTGTTAATGTTCTTACAGGATAAGAAAAGTAAGATAGCTCTATACACATATGATGCAATCGTTTTTGACTTCGATAAATCAGACGGAAAAGAAGTATTAGAGGATCTACAAAAAATATTAAATCAAGGAGGAAAATACCCAGTAAAGTTTAAATATAGTACTAACTTAGTTTTATAAAATAAAATCATATTTATAAATGACAGAAAATGCATTAACATCAGCACGATTCGATTACGACATCGAACCACTATTCAACTTTACAGATATGAGTAATAAGTTATTTTGTACTTTCTCTTCAGAAGAACAACTGGAAGAGGTATTAAGTACAATCCAAGGAAAATATAAAATCATTTATAATAAGATTTTCGTTTTGTATTCTAAAAGCCAAGACGAATATATCTGTACATACAATGTTGATTTTGGAAATATTTCTAATTTCATCGATAATACTATTCTAGTTCATAGAAAAAAAGAATCAAATACCCTTTATACAATTAATTCGTTAAATAGATTAATCGAGTCATTAAATGGAGGAGTATTGGATATTAGTTTTAAAGTAAACTGGAATGACTACCAGAACTGTATCTTATTAACTAAAGGAGCAGAATTGAAAAGAGTCAATACAAAATTACATAGGATTATAGAATTATAGTTGCTTAATTGCAAGTTTATTCTTATCTTTATCAAATAAGAGTTTTAATTTAAAAATAGTTATATTATGGATTTGAATGCTATCAAGGCAAAGCTGAGCTCGTTAAATAATAACGGATCTTCAGAAAAAGAAAAAGTAGATTACGAAAAAGTATTTTGGAAGCCTACTAACGGTAAACATACAGTAAGAATTGTACCTTCTGTTTACAACCCATCATTCCCTTTTACAGAACTTAAATTCCACTACGGAATTGGAAAATACCCGATGTTGGCTTTGTCAAACTTTGGTAGCCAAGACCCTGTTGAAGAATTTGTAAAAGAATTGAGAAAAACATCTGACAAGGACAACTGGTCTTTATCAGGAAAATTATCTCCTAAAACTCGTATCTTTGCACCAGTAGTGGTAAGAGGAGAAGAAGAAAAAGGAGTTCGTTTATGGAGCTTTGGTGTAACAATCTACAAAGCATTATTAGCTTTAGCAGAAGATGAAGACATCGGAGACTTCACAGACGTAATGAACGGTTATGATATGGTTGTAGAACAAGCACCAGGAAATCCATATCCAACAACAAC